CGACTAAAAGCAAATCTCTAAGATCTTTTTGGTATCGCTCTTGGTTCCTACGAAGCATCTGTAGCTTGAGGATGTCATTCTTTGAGAGCGCATTGAAAGTCGAGCTTTTGCGTTGTACCTCAAAGTTGTTAAGAGCTTCTCCGAAATCAGACACCAAAGCCATCGCTTGTTGCACGTTGGCTTTGCCTTCATTGACATTTTGAATCACCGAATTGATCTGCTGAAGGAGCATCCCGGCGGCTGCAACAGACTCGATAATCACGATTTACCCCATGAAAAACTGAGGCAAAGCTGCCGCTGCAATCAGTGCGTACAGTCCGTAAATAAGGTGTTCTAGGTGTTTGAACTTGGCAGAACCTTCTGCCAGACGCTCTTCGATACGCTGATAACGCAAGGCGCACTCACGCTCATGCGCGTTGACTTCGTTTAGTGCTTGTTCGCCTTTATCACTCATACCGATATGTTAACTCTTTGGCTAGGCGCTAGTTGTTGCGCTTCGACCCTGTTACCCTCTTTCGTATAGATTGTCGGTATGATTGTCTCCACCGCTTCGCGCACAGTCTCGCCTTCAGCGCCGGTTCTCAAACGCTCCTGCTTTTGCACAGCAACTTGCTTCCAACTGATCTGCGCTGTGTCATTAATGCTTATTTCCATCTTGCTCACCCTCTACAGGAAAACAATTGATATTGGCAGCCACTGTTCTGCGCTCGCCTTCCCCATGAAACGGATACACCATGTGTTGCATCCATGATGGGAACATATACAAGCGCCCCACCTGCGGCCTCACTACGACATTCTGCGTAGGCTTGAGACGCTCTCTGTCCCATGTGCTGCTCTGTCCGTAGTTAAAACACAAGCAGCCATCGCTTTCACCAGAGGCATTGTACAGCCCATATTCTTGCGATCCTGGCCTTGGCCCCTGCACTATCTGCGGCGGCACCTTCGTCCATGTCGTGCAGCTAATCCCCATGACGGTTTTGGTGCCATGATCGTGGATCGGATTATAATCACCCTCGTAACTATGCACAGACCATAGCTCGTCCATTTCGACGTTGCGATTACCGTCCAGAACCTGACCAGATTGGGCCATGAACTGGTTGATGTATGTGACGCCCATCTCGCACAAGAACCTAGAAAACGGTGCCAGCCTCGGATCTGTATGATTCATAACAAGCTGTTCGCCTGTTTTGATCTGACCTACCAGTGTATGCGCTGCGCTGACTTTATCGTCTTGCGTGACTAGCTCGTCAAGATAGTCATTACACGATTCAACAAACTCTGTCGGGATGTCCAACTCCATCAGGAACACTGACGGGAGCGGGTGCATCATATATTCGATCTCAGCCATTGAGAGCTTCGACAGCAGCTTCTTCCTCGCCTTCTTCTGGCTCTTCTTCAGGTTCAACCAACTGAGCATCAGCTTGCACTTTAATTTTCATCATCAAAGGCCAAGTCCCGCTTTTGCTAGGCATGTCGCCAAGAATCGCGAGGATTGCGTTGATCTCGTTTTCTTCAAGGTTGATTTGCACGGTCTATTTTTCCTTATGGCTTATATGCTTTGGCTGCGGCAACAGCAGAGTCAATGGCACTGAAGTCTTCTGATCCCCAATCGCCGAGCGCCTTTCCATACTCTAGGTATCCAGAGCTACGCAAAACTTTTTCCTGCTTCTCAGCATTAGTCAAGTCATTGCCATATTCGTTGTTTGCGTCCAACACACTGGTTATAACATTCGCGCCATCTAACATCGCTTGATACATCTGGGCTTTTTCAGCGTCGGTTCTAGCTTCCTCAGACATTTCGTCCTCCTATGATTCGAGCGCGGCTACACGCGCAGTGAGTGATGTGATGATTGCGTCTTGGTCTTTGATGGCTTTCACAAGAATCGGGATGAACTTTTCATACCGTAGACCGTATTGCTTGCCATCTTCCGAGAGAGATACCGTAAGGTTTTTCTTATCGGACGCTTTATATCCAGCAGCTTCTTCAAGATCACGCACTGCTTGCGCTTTGAAGCCAATATCCATCCAATCTTCTTTGTGCGTACCATCTGGCGTCTGTGCGTTCAAATCGTAATCGTCGGCATACTTATCGCCGTACTTAGAACGCTTGTCCCAGTAGTAAGTAACTGGTTCGAGAGCTTTTACGAAGTCCAGGCCAAGGTCTAAATCTACGAAGTCAGTTTTATCGCGTTGATCTGAAGCGACTGTAAAAGATACTTGAATGTGAGCAACTGTAATGTTTTCATCGCCAAGACATATGCCATTGCTGTCATTCGTTCTATTTCCTCCAGGGCTTCCCGATATAGCAGCGTCATGCCCTAGGTATAAATTATTCGATCCGCTGGTTAGAGAACTGCCTGCGTTAAAACCCATCGCAGTGTTGTCAGAGCCAGTTACAGTACCACTCCCTATAGCATGAACCCCCACTGCGGTATTAGACGATCCCGTTGTCATTGAGTCGCCACAAAGCCCCCCTATGAGGGTGTTGGAGGTTCCCGTGGTAATTGACTGACCTGCTGTAAACCCTATCGCAACATTGTAAGCAGTGGTGGTAGTAGTGAAGTTTTGAGACTCTAAAGCAGCAGATCCAATAGCAACACTTCTTGCGCCTCTCGTATCCGATGTTAAGGCTGTAGTGCCTAAGGCAACATTATTTGTTCCGTCAGTCAGGGCATCACCAGCAAGACCACCCACGATGGTGTTATTGACTCCCGTAGTAATTGATTTGCCTGCATCATGTCCTACGGCTACGTTATAAACGTTTGTCGCGGTTGTTAAGTTTTGAGTAGATAAAGCAAAATTCCCAACAGCTACGCTTCTTGATCCCTTTGTGTCTGAACCTAGAGTGGAAACCCCTAGGGCTACATTTCTGGTGCCTTGTGTGACAGCATCACCCGCTAGAGAACCCACGAAGGTATTCTGATCTCCCGTAGTGACTGCTACACCTGCTTCAAACCCAACTGCTGTGTTAAAAGTATCTGTAGCAGTAGTAAAGTTTTGTGTCCCTAAAGCATTGTAACCAACTGCGACAGTTTTGCTGCCGAGCGTGTCGTCAGTTAAAGCTGACCTACCTAGCGCGACGTTAAAATCCGCGTCTGTTAAAGCATCCCCGGCAAGAGCGCCAACGATGGTGTTGCTCAGACCGGTGGTAACTGACGCCCCTGCATTATTACCGATTGCGACGTTATTGGAGTCGGTAGCTGTAGTGAAGTTTTGGGAATCTAAAGCGGCCATACCAATGGCTACTGATTTTGAACCTAAGGTGTCAGATGTCAGAGCGCCGTAACCGATGGCTACATTTCTTGTCCCTTGAGTAAGCGCATCGCCTGTAAGACCACCCAAGATGGTGTTGAAAGTTCCAGTTGTGACTGCTGTCCCTGCATTGAAACCGACCGCCGTGTTGTATGCTGTTGTTGCCGTAGTAAAATTTTGAACAAGAAGTGCATTTCGTCCAATAGCTGTTGATCTACTGCCCAGAGTGTCAGCCCCTAGCGCATTCATGCCTACGGCAGTGTTGAAGTCTGCGTCTGTTAAAGAGTCGCCTGCTCCAGCGCCGACAAGGACGTTTTGAAGACCAGTGGTGACGTTCAAACCCGCGTTATACCCCACGGCTGTATTGTTGGAGTCAGTTGCCGTAGTAAAATTTTGTGTTCCCAGCGCACGACGACCAATAGCTGTTGATTTACTGCCTAATGTGTCTGTGGACAAAGCCAAATACCCTACGGCGACATTTGAATCTGCGTCAGTGAGCGCATCGCCTGCAAGACCACCGACAATGGTGTTCTCAATTCCCGTAGTCATTGCATGCCCTGCTTGAAAGCCAACGGCTACGTTGTACGCATCGGTGCTTGTTGTGATGTTAAAGGCTTCTAACGCCTCGTTACCGATAGCAACATTTCTATCGGCAAGTGTATTCGCAGTCATCGCGGCATAGCCTATCGCTATGTTGTTATCCCCGCTTGTTATTGCGTCACCTGCGAGACCTCCGACTAAGGTGTTACGGACTCCCGTAGTGACTGACTTACCTGCGCTTTGCCCAACGGCTACATTGAGAGCATCTGTAGCGGTTGTAAAGTTTTGAGCGTTCAAAGAGTTGCGTCCTATCGCAACAGATTTACTTCCAAGCGTATCTGCACTTAAAGCAGCGTATCCCACTGCCACATTTTCAAAACCAGTAGTAAGAGCGTCTCCAGCAAGACCACCAATGAGGGTGTTATTGGTTCCCGTTGTGATTGATTTTCCTGCTTGATGACCTATCGCTACCGAGAACGCATTTGCCCCAGCGTCTTGGGATTCCAATGCCTCGTAACCAATCGCTATGTTGCCGCCGTGTGCATCTTCAGTTTTTAGAGCATCCTGCCCGATGGCTATATTGAAATCCCCCGTGCTTATAGCCGTTCCCGCGTCCTTGCCGATTGTGATGTTAGACGTGCCGCCACTAGCGATGCTATCTCCAGCGTTTTCACCAATACGAATGTTGTCACTACCTGCGGTTGCGGTTATAAGATCCGCGCCTGTGCCAATCTGTACTTGATCGTTTCCAGCATCGACCTTTAGAGCATCTGTCACTCCGTTACTTTCAACGCGAAAGTCTAAGTCTTGACTGTCTTCGTTGAACACGGCTTCTGTTGAACTGAGGGTGATTCTTCTTCGTAGCGTACCCCCTAGTTGAGCGAACAAATCTAAACCTGCATCTTCAGTGCCGTCGCTTGCGTCGAGGAGATTCGTTTGCATATAAACCATTGTGGTTTCTTCACCGGCGTCGTTGTCGCCGCGAAACCTAATTCTTCCGATAACGTCGTTATCGGCAGGAGAGGCAGAGTCTCGAACAAGGTCAAAAACTGGGCCAGCGTTTGCGTCATCGTCTGTGCTTTTTATGGTTAGCTGACTTGTGTTGTCGGCAGTCGTAAAAGTGGCATTAGTTCCTGTAAGAGCACCACCAACATCTAAAGCTCCAGACACAAAGAAGGACGGAACAGATAGGTCAGTAAACGCATCGACCATCGCAGCGCCTGATCCAGCACCGTCGCTGTAAATCGCTTTGGTTTGACCGTTGAGTATGGTGATAGTGGCACCAGAGCCTTGCTTGATGATGATGCTCTGTGATCCGCTGGTTGCGTTCTCGATAAACCACAACTTACTAACCGTGTTTGGCCCTATAGTGATGGTGCAAGTGCTATCAAGAGTTCCAGTGTATTTAAGAAACATGCTCCTGCCGGG